GAGTTCCTGTTTTAAGATTGATTTTGCCATTCTTTTATGCTTCTCCTACCGGAGTATATTCGTCATTCCAACTCGTTCCTCTTTTGCCAAAAGAGTTCTGCCAGAAATCTCCCCTCACATTATACGACGGAATCACGAGAGAGAGAACCTGCGATGCCGGATTGAATGTAACAGATCGAGTCGTTGAAATAGTGTATGCCGGAATAGAAAACGAGAGCGTCTTCGTGGCAGGACTTATCGTGATGCTTCTTGTCGTCGTCTCGCTATATGCCGGAATCGCAAAGGTGAGAGCTTGAACGCTCGGAGTCAATACGACATCTCCAACTGTAATAGTATACGCAGGAATCGAAAGCGAAAGTGTTTTCGTTGGCGGAGACAATGTAGTACTGCTCTTCTGCGTATACGCGAGAATTGAAAATGTCAGAGCTTTCGTACTCGGACTGACAGTGATATTTCTGATCGCGGTTACAGTGTACGCAGGAATGGCGAATGTCAGAGCTTGCACATTTGCGCTCACACTGACATCTGTCGATCCTTGTTTGAAAGAAAGACCGACCATCGCTTGACCTTCCGTTGAAGACGGAGATCCCCACGCGAGATTTAATGTCTGGCTTCCAGACCCGATTACGCCATTGGTATCAAAAGTATTTTGCTGATTATTCGTTCCACGAAGCGTCGTATTCGTTCCGCCTGTAAGAGTTCCTGCTCCGTTTGACGCCTGACAAGAACCCCACATCCATCCGGTCGAAGTCGTTGGAGAAAGCGTGATCGTCTGTGTATATCCAGTGCTTGTTCCGGTATGGTAATTTGAAGTATGAGAGTCAACAGGAGAAGATGTCGAAACACCAGTAAATGTCTGTGCTGTAAAAATAAATCCGTTTGCTGATGTTCCTGAAGTCGTAGCAACGATATTGTGCGTTCCGGTCGCAGGACTGACAAGATATGCAAGGACAAGACGATATGCCCACCCTGTCATATCGATCGTTTCAACTATTGTCATTGAAACTCCGTTGTAAGTGATTGAGCTTACAGTCGTTCCTTTCGTAACAGTCAACGCAAGGCACATAAAATTACCTGCTGTATTCGTGAAAGATTGCGTCGCTGATGAAGCTCCGATTCCAATCTGTACATCATCTAGAAAACTGTCTCGTGCGATTGCCATTATTTTTTAAGTTTTTATCTTTGCCGTCAATCGTGCGGCAAAGGAAAAGCTCAAAATCACAATTAGGCGAGCGTCAAGATTCCGGAAGCGTTCCACGAAATCGTGAAAGTTCCGCTTGTCGAAACCTTGTCTGACCCGAAATCGAGGTAGCAGATCAGAGGAGATGTCGAATCCGTACCTGTCGATTTGTAGATGACGGCACCTCGAGCGGTGATCGTCGATGAAGACCACGAAACATTGTCGGCGGTAAAGACGCCTTTGTGATTCGTAGTATCGGCCGTAACGCTTGCAGTTGTCAGTGTAGAGCCGCCTGCCGTATATCCGGTGCCGGAAACTTCGTTCGTAACATCGGATTTCTTCGTGTGAGCCGTCTGCGAGGGCGTGTATGAAGAGGTAACGAGCATCACCTTGATCGTATCCGTATCAAGGTCGATCGAGCCGTTCATAATGTCCCTGCGGAAGCTGTCGTAGATTACATCAGCCATTCGTTTTCAAAAAATTAAAGTGAATAATGCTTATTTGGAAAGCCGTTTGATTTCCGCTTTCGCGTTCTTCGTTCTATTTGCGAAGTCGGCGATTTTTGCGTTCAGGTGAGCGATACGAGCGGCTTTCTGTTCCGGAGTCCACGCGATATTCCCTTTTTCATCTCGCGCGATTCCGAGTTGTGCCTCGATATTCTCTCCCTGTCTTTCAACGATTACATCTTTAGCCATCGTAGTATTGTGATTGATTGATAAGCTTTTCGACCTCATCTCTGCCCCTGTAAAGGAGCAGAGTGAGGCCGCAAAGTTTAGACCTTGCAGTACAGGTATGCACCTGCCTTTCTGCGCTCGTCCGCGACTTTCGCGCCGTAGCAATTCAGACCTTTGAAGTTCTGACCGAAACCGCCAATGAACGGCTCGACACCAGATTCAGTAAAGGCCATCGCCATCGTAACGAAAGCTTTGTGCGATGCCACGCAGTAGTAACCAGTCGTGTTGTTGCCGGCAGTCTGCTCATTTGAGTAGATCTGGAAGCCCGCAACATAACCGAGCAAACCTTTCTGGATGACATCCTGATACGCAGTCGTGCTCGGCACCTGAAGCTGTGAAGACTTCAAGAGCAGATTCGCAACGATTGCCGGCATCACGAGCGAGCGATCCGTTGCCGGAATCTTCGCCTGATCGAGCTTCGTCTTGAGATCCACAATGTAATTGTAGATCGTTGACGAAGTAACGGTGATGACCGTAGCCGCTTCGATCGTGTAGGTAGCACCTGCGCCGATCGCGCCGCCAGTGTACGCAGAAGCGATATCATCTTTGTCATCTTCGATAACGATCGCAGTTGACGAAGAGTAGCTCTTCACGCGATACCACTGCGTATGACCGGCCGCTTTGAAGCCAAGACCGACCATCGCCGAAGTGAAGGTCGTGCCAGAGCCAGTAACCGCGCCAGTGCCGGTATCGACAGTAACAGTGCCCGTCGTATAGTCAGTACCGATGCGATTGCCTGCCGCCGTATCCGCATAGAACGAAAGCACGAACTTGTCCACTGTCTCGGCGAGCGTCTTGCCGGCCGTCTGAATCAGAGTTGAATCCGGATTCGAGACATACGACGCGAACTTCGCAAAGCTGTCAATGGTGAAGTAATATGCTTTCTTCTGGTTTACGATGAGAGTTGCTTCGGACTCTTGCGGAGTATCCGGAGTCATCGTCGCACCAGTGTAGTCCTTCAAACCGAGCGCGCTGAAGGTAAGGACATTCAACCTATCTGCGCCACCACCTTTAATCTCGCCTTCATAGTCCTGATTGGTGATCATCGGAGCTATTGCCTGTTGGAAGAAAATCTCGAGAGCGTTCTTTGCGAACTTCTCGCCAACATTAGTGCCAAAATCGGCCATTCAATAGAAACTTGCGGAAGCTAATCGACGATCTTGAGTTTTCCAGACCGCACAAGCTCGTTATATTTCTTCTGATCGGAAACGCGAAGTTGTCGCGCTTCTTCCGAAGTAAATGTATTCGGCTCTTTCGGCTGAACTTTCTCACTGCCGCCTGAAGATCCCCCTCTTTCGAGAGTCGGAGCGTGCTCTTCTTTTGGCAATTCAGGAGCAGGTTTCTCATCTTTGACATCGAAGAGAAACGCGCGTAGCAAGACATCGATTTCAGCACCCTTGTTTTTCGGATTGGTAGCGAACTTGTAAAAGTCCTCTTCCTTTCCTTTGAGCCGAGGCTCGGATGCGATGAAATTGGATATCTTTTCTGCGGCTTGGCTGTCCTGCGAGATGGAGTGCAGAGTCGTCAGGATTTTGCCCTGTCTGCGTTCAAGAACAACCATCTTGCGAGCGTTGTTCTTTTCGTAGTCAGAGCGGAAATCCCAATCTGGATCTGCGTTCTTCATCTCTTCGTCTGAAGGAACTTCCTGTCTTGTAACATCTCCTAAAACTTTCTGAAGCTCAACGAGTTGAGATTCAACGATTTGATTCCTTCTGGTGGATGCAGAGAACTTGTCTTTGTAATCCACTTCAGAGGTGCCGGTTTTCGGAGCTTCCGGAGCAACGGCCGGCTTTGCCGGTTCATTCTCCTTTTTCTCTTCAACCTTTGGCGGAATTGGCGTAGTTTCGACGCCTTCCCCTGATTTCGGTTCCTTGACCTGTGAACCACCAGTGTTTTCTTCCGTTCCGGTTTTTTCCGGAGTTGGGATCTTTGTTTCGTCTGCCATTTCATTCTGCCGTCTTCCTTTTCGGAAGGTTTGGCAAAGTTATGAATGAATAATCGAACCTTTCAAAAAACTATTCTTCCTTACCGCCCTTCACTTCGCGGATCGCTTCAATAAGGGCATCCTTATCAAGATCCTTGACACCCTTTATTTTAAGCTGTTTCGCAATCTTTGCAAGAGTAGCCATCGGCATACCTTCAAGATTTTCGAGATCAATCTCGTCAGTCTTGAAAAGCTTTCCGGCCTCGTGCTTCTTCAATTCCTCGGCGAAACGCTTGCGCTGTTCGTCGTTCAAGAACTGTCTGCGAGCCATCACGAACGCGAGTTCCTCTGTGGAAAGGGAATCCTTGTCCTTCGAGAGAATCGTGTCGAGCATCACTTTTGCTTCGGTATTCATTTGATTGAATAAATTACGCACGCTTATAATTTTCCTTGTTTCCGCATCATCATCGGCTTCATCGCCTGTTTGACCTGCTCTTTGACCGATGTTACCGGCTTCTTGCAAGCCACCTGACGACTCGACCTTTTCGATGCCTTCGCCCCTTTCTTGCTCGGATGTTTGAAATTACGAGCATTGAGGGCGAATTGCGCCATCTGACCGACCCTTCCGCCGGCCTGTTGCGCCTTCTGAAGTTGCGCGACAGTCAGCTTCGTTCCCTGCGGAACGCCGAGATAGTCGTGCAAAGCTCCTTTCTTCAAACCGATCGCCTGAATAAACTTTTTGATTTTTGCCATTAGAGTTTTTTATCCGCTATATTGCTAATCTGCTTCTCGATAAACTTTCGCGCCTTTTCCGGAGCAACCAGAACATCACGAAGCAGGATGTAGTTCTGAAGCCGCGCCTGCAAGTGGCGATACCGCTTGCCGCGAAAGAGCAATTCAACGAAAGATTTTGGAGTTTCATATCCGAAAAGCTCCCTCTCAAGGACTTCAATCATATCGTCGAGATACGATTTCACATCGAGGATAGAGATCTGTTTCTTGGAAATAGTTTCAGACCATTTTTTCAGAGTCTCAAGCTCTGAAGCGTTGAGATCTTCCTGTTTGATTCCGAACTTTGCCAAAATCTCTTTCATAGAATTATTATATCTTTATTACTGTGCACCGGCAATACCGCCTTATCCACTTTTCTCCGCCATAGCCGCAAGCGCTTCTGGAGCCGGCTTTTCGGCCGTCGCTGTCGGCATTTGTGCCTCAAAGTTCATCACTTCCTTGATCTCATCTGGCGACAGATCGACCATATCAAGGGCGCGCTTCTTCAGGATGTCTTTGAGCGGTTTGTTGTCAGGGAACATCTGTGAAATCTGCTGAAGCTTCTGAACCTGATCGAGTGTTTTCTGATCTCGTTCGGCAGATGTAACCACTTTGCATTTGTAGCCGATAGCATCTTTCCAATCACTTGCGGCCACTGTCTCTTTGAAGTAGTTTCCTTTGTACGACTTCTTGAAGAGATCGACCGGCTTGATCCATTTCGCGTTCGCTTCGATGAACTTGTACCACTTATTGCCGAACTCGACTCGAGCAAGACGATAGAACTTCGCAAACGAATTGGTGCGAGCGATGCTTTGATTCAGAGCGAGTTTGATTGTGCCGACTGGAGTTCCCTTTGGCGGCATAACGCCTTTGTCGATCGCATTGATGCCGGTCGCGCGCTCAATCATCTGCACGACGAAGTTCATATCAACCATATTGTCGTCGAGATTCGGAATCTGGACAGGTAAAACGCTCTGGTGCGGATCTCCTTTCACCGGATACCAACCGAACGGAACCGGATCGTATGTCTGCGGAACGAACTTCTCATCCGAAGAATCGTAGAAGTACATACCGAAATTGCGGAGTGTTCTATTCTCGACCATCTGCGAGAAGAATGAATTGATGATCTTGTTCGGCGTGCGGACGATATCGCCGTTGCCATCGCTCCAGATATCAGTCTTTTCGATGTCATCAGCCCACGATACGAACGGAAAGAAATTGATCGAAAGGAAATCTTCGAGATTCTTCTCGAGGAGTGTTTCACCTTCGGCTTTAACGACGAGCTTGATGAGCATACGCTTCGATTTCTCGTCATACATCCGAACATAGTGCTCGTTCAATTCGACATAGGTTTCGCCGACTTCCGGAGAGTTTACCTGCGTATCGCCGAGATCTTCGAGGCGCTGATTCTTTGCCACAAGAGCTTTCGTGTTCTCTTCGGATTTGATGAGGCCGAGAGCAGTTGCAAAATAGACCTTCAAGTTCTTGATGGCCTGCTTGTCATAAAACGGATTCTGTTCGATGCGAGAAAGAGAGCGATAGATATTGATATGCGCTTGGTAGTTCGCAGTCCCTTCAATATCGGCCGGATCAGCGTAGCGGTCGCAGAGCCAATCATACGGCTCAAGAACTTCTGATGACGGACGGCCATCGATGAGATTGATCTTCATAATCGAGCGGCCATAGAGTCCGACCTGTTTCTTATCGACGAGATCCTTCAGTTCAAGCTTGTCTTCATCGTAAAAGTATTTCCAGTACTCATTCAGGAAGATTTCCTTCTGCTTATCGCCCGACAATGACTCGAAATAGATATCGGTAAACTCATCGGTTTGAGAACAGAGAGTCCGGATCGTTTCCTTCATCAAGGGGATATTGACGCTCTGGCGCTGTGTAAAACGATTGACGAATACGCGATCGCGGTAAAGCGAATATGTCTCTCTCCAATCTTCGTGTCGCCTTTTCTGATGTTCGTATGCACCCGATCGATATTTCTGGATTCTGGTATCGAGGATGCTGAAAGCAGAGGCGGCAACAGGTTCAGTTTGAATGTCTTGTGCCTGTTTTTCCATTCAGCGATTTTAATATGCAGAACCGAGCGAAACTCTGCGCCAATTCTTATCGGCAACAGTGTTGTTATCAACTGCTGTGTAGATGTAAGAAGAACTGATGAACTGTTCTCCTTTCGTTCCTACAGTTCCATCAACGCCAGTCGTGAGCGTCGTGTGATCCCAAGAAAGATGACTGCCGGTTTTCGATACCGCGATTGAGTTGCCAGAAGAGCCAGCCGTAATCGCTGATACGACCTGCGTTGTATCAGTGTTCGTCGTAGCCGTAACAGTCGGATGAACGAGTGTTCCTGTGTAATAGTCGCTTCCATTTCCAACACCGCTTGCATTGATAGCGAGCTTGAGATTGTCGAGAAACGCGGCATCATTCGCTCCAAGAGCGACATCGTACGCCTGTGCCGGCGTAGTCTTTGCGCGATAGGTAACTGAACCGATTGTCAAAGTGTCTCCATCAGCGACGGAACTTGCAGTAACAGTCGCAACCGCATTGGTAGCATTGACAGGAGAGCCGACATCGATTGTCGATTCAGCAGAAGTGATGGTGCCAAGAACATTCCACGAAGCAGTCGTCGTATCTCCGGTATTCTCATAAATCGAATGAGTACCGCTCACATCATCAGTCTTGCGGAAGATGGCGCCGTGCTGAAATCCTGAAAGGCCGGTCGGAATAGTGTGGCCTTGCGCTTCGAGAATATATCCGAAGCTGTCCTTCTTGATGATCTCGTTGTAAATATAATCGTTGCGAGCCGTAAGAAAGTTCGACTCGT